GAGCATGCAGGTCTGAGAGCCGCCCGCGATGGTGGTCGGGGTGTTGTTGGTAAGGCCGTCATTGTTGAGCGCGCCCATGCCGCTGTCGTTTACGTTCAGGGGCAGATAGAGGGGCAGGGTGGCAACATTGCCGTGGGTGCCGATGGCGTTCATAATCGAAGCATCTTCCGCTACAATGCCGGATGCAAGGATGGGGTTTCTCCAATAGTCGGCCTCGTTCATCATGGAAGTGAAAACTTCCTCGTCAAATTCAAAACCGCCGAAAAGTCCGGTTCTTGCCATAATAAAATCATCCTTTCATATGTGCCTTAATAGGCTAATTGTTTGAATAGTTCAGGGTTTTCGTTTTTCAAGGCGACGCGCTCGTTGTAACCCATGTTTTTGAATTCCTCGCGGGTAGGATTTCGGTTTTCGTCGCTCTTTTTGAGCTTGGCCGGGTCATATACTTTCAGTCCGTCCTTACCCTTGGCGCTATCGAAAAAGGTGGGGAACTGGGTCTGCAATCCGGATAACAGCTCATCCCATCCTTTGATATCGCCGCTTTCGTCCAGCTCAAGGGCTTTTCCGTCCTTTTTGAGCTTTTCGTTTAAGCAGAAGGTCATGTAATTTACATCCGTCGCATTCGCTTCGTGGAGCTTTACTTGCAAAGCGGCGTCCCGCTTTACCTGTTCAAGCTGCGTTTGCATCGTTTGCATCGTCTGTTCGTAGTCGGTCACTTTCTTTTGCAGCTCTTCGTTTCCCGCGTTCGATTGCTTCAAGGCTTCAATAGTGCCGTTGGCTTCCTTAAGCTGGGCGCTTACGGTATCATGCTGCGTTTTCAGCTTTCCGTAGCGAACATCGATGTTTTCCTCCGCCGAAAGATAAATGCCGTTTGCCTTCATTTTTTCGAGGATCGCGTTTATGGATTCATCCGCAAGCCCTTGTTCCTTGAAAATCTCCGTAATGTTCATGTGTTTACCTGTCCTTTCTTACGCTTTTTACGTGGTAGCATCACAAAGAAATAGGCCCTTTTACGCCGGCCCGGGGCGAGATATAAAAAAGGCGCGGAAAATACCGCGCCCTTTTTGCCGGGTTATTTGTTTAGTCCATGAATAAGTCTTCTTCATCGGGTGGGTGAAGCGTTTCGCCGGTTAGGTCGTCTTCCGCTTCTTCGTCTTCATCGATCAATTCACCAACGATGACCGGAGGCTCGGCCTGTTCCATCTTCTTAATTTCCGCATCGACCAAGATTTTCAAAGTATTAAAATCAACCTTGATCTTCTTTTCGGCAAGAAACTTTTCGACATACGCAAGTTTCTTGTCGCCGTTGCCCGCGCCGTATGCCTTTTCAGCGCCATATACGGCCACCTCAACAAAGCTTTTGATCTTGTTAAGGGTTTCCGTGCCGTATTTGTTTTTGAGCCACGGAATCAGAAACGCGGTGATCAGCGTAAACGCAAGAGCGATTACGGCTTCAAGCAGGGGAGTAAAGTCCAACATAAGATAACCACCTTTCTATATTTGGGTATAAAAAAAAGACCGCTTTCGCAGTCTTTTAAACGTGTTTTATTATAATCCAATTCCTATATAAGCTAATTCCTATATAAACCAATCAATAGCTTAATCCTGCAACGGAATCACCCTCTTTTTATGCATAGAAAAAGCGCCTTGCGGATGCATGGCGCTTTACTCTTCAAATTTAATTTTTATTGTGTTCCCGTCTTTTTCCCATATTGCGAACGTGAAGAAATCCGTCCAAGATTGCGGAACCTGATCTTTTTTCCACATGGGTTCAAATTCATTCGCCTTGCTTTTCGGGATTAACCATCCCGTCATATCCTCACATTCCATTGTATCGGTTATGAGTTCGTGACCATCTCCGGCATCGGCGAAAAATATGCAGTCTGTCTTTTCCGCTTCCTGCTGGATCAATTTAAAAAAACGATTGAATTTATCGCTTTCTTGCGTTCTTAACCCTTTCATTTTCGCTTCCTCCTTCCATGATCGTTATAAACTCGCCCGACAGTTTGGTGATAACCACGTCGCGGCCTTTGATGAAAAACAGAACTTCTTCCGGTTGTCCTCTCCAATATCCGATTCTTTGCTCGGTTGCATTGCTGCGGATATCGGTTATGATATCAAGCATTTTTTGTCTATCCGCTTCGGATGAAGCATCCAGTTTAAAGTCTTTTGCGTGCTTTCCGATCTTCTTTCCGAACTGTTTCCAGTTCATCACAAGGCCGGAATTATCCACCTCTATTTTACCACTTTTCCCCTCATTTTTCAAGGTTTTGGCGGCTTTTATGTACTTTTCTTTGAACTCGTCAAAGTCCTTTGTTTTGTCAAGCCCGAAGAACTGCGCTCTATCTTTGAGGATGTTTAATTCGTCCTCGTCAAGCTCCCATCTTGCGCGGGTGGTTGCGATGCATCGGCAGTTGCAATCTTCCTCGGGGATACCGAAAGAACCGGGATACATGGCGCTTTTGCTTCCGAGGGTGAAAGGCTCGTTTGTTTCCCGGATTTGACCGTCAAGCTGACGGTGGGTGTCGCGGGTATTGCCGTCCATCGTGGCATCCCATTGTTTGACTACATCCGCGCCCCTTGCCTTGGCTGCCTGTCTTGCATCATCCGCGCTTGCTTCAAGCACCCGGTGGCCGTCCGTGCGCGCGATGGCCTTGGCGCGGTCCTGTGGGATTTTCGCGGCAGCCTGAATGTTTCGGGCCATTGCCTTATAGCTCAGGCCCGAAGCAATACCGCGGCTGATCTCGTGCGTCACGGTCTTTTTAAGCTTTGCCATATCAAGGCCGATTTCCTTATACAAGGGATGTGTAAGCTTTGTATCGGTGACAATTGCCTTATATACCGCGTTTTTATCAATCGGCATAAGGACGGGCACGCCCTGCCCGTGCATGGCATAGGCGGCACCGGCAAAGCCGATATTGTAATTGTCCGTCAGGTACTTTTCGAGGCTTGTATACTCATCCGCTTGGAGCTTGTCGAGAATGGCCGAGATTTGCGCCTTTAAGGTCTTTTGATATTCGATGTGATAGATTGTGCTTTGGGTGATTTCGCCCGTCTGCAATAGCCTTATGCGCTCATTGATCGCATCAAGGGCGGCCCTGTATACTTCTTCAAGCTCTTTCATGACCACCGATTCCGCGTTTAATTGGGCCTCAATGACTTCCTTTGTGCGCTTATCCAATCACACCACCGCTTTCAACCGGCGCGTTCTTTACGGCTTCCTGCGCCTTATACAGCGGGTCATCCTCCGGCTTCGGCGCGGATTTTTTAAGCTCGTCATAGTCAACGTCGATTTCCTCAGCGATTTTCTTTAAAAGCACCTCATCGCCGATTTTCGCCTGTAAATTAAGGTAGGTGTCGATATTGGTCTGCATGGTCTGCGCCTTGATATGTTCGATATCGGCGTTTTCCTTGGCGTTTGTGGGCGTTTGCGGCTTAAAGTCGATGGTGACTTCTGACTTTTTATAGTCGGTGTCGTTTTGCTTGTTGACCTCGTTAATGACGATATCAAGCATGCATCCTAAGAACTGTTTGACGTTGGCCTCAAGCTTTGTCGTCTTCATCTGTAAAAGCTGATAGCCCATCTGTATTTGAAGGTTCGTGGTTGCGCTGGAATCCTTAAGACCGGTCGAATTAAAGCCCATGCCTGCGTGGTAAATGTCCTCTTTATCGATTTCCATTTTGGCTTTGCGGGCTTCAAACGGGATATTTACCGTCTCTACTTCCACGCCGCCGCCTTCGGCCAGACCTACGGCTTTTTTCGCTTTGATATTCAGTATGAGTTCGTCGAGGTTGTCGCCCTCAAAGCCCTTTACAAAATATGTGACTTCGTTCGCGTCTTCAATGTTGTTGCTGAGGCCGCAGTTCATGATGTCGTAGTCGTCGATAATCGCCTTTACCGGATTAAGCCCGCTTAATTGCTTGCGGTTGTTTTTGAGAAGGAAAAACGGGATTGTGCCGTAGTTTGCCTCATACAGCTTTTTGCCCTTTGTATAAAGGATGTGCGGGCGCGGGTTGTGCTCTTCCTCGGTGTCCGGCATGATTTCGCCGTCGCCTACCTGATTGAAATAGTGAACATGTGTTTTGTCCCATACCTCAACACGCTTTATGCGCTTCCCATCCGGGGTGATCCTGTCCACATACCAATATATCACATAGTCGCATCGGTCGTTTGTTTCCTTTGCGCGT